TATTCGATGAGGTATTCCATGTATCACAGACCAACCTTGACCTTCAAGATGTGATTGATTTAGTCAAGTGGGATAAGAAGAAGGAGGCAACGGCTCAAGAGGATGAGAAGAAGCCCGACACACCTGAGTCCATGAAGGATGCTCAAGCATTGGTTGTGGCCTATCAAGAGAACGTCAATGTATCAAGAGTCAATCATGGAGGAAATAGAGCATTCTATCAGCCAACGAGGGATGCAATCACAATGCCTCATCCTGATGATTTCAAGGGCGATGACTCAACAAAGATGCTGAGATATGCTCAGACTTTGACTCACGAATTCATCCACGCAACCGGCCATCAATCACGTTTGGCTAGGCCGATGATGAATGGCTTTGGATCTAAGGATTATGCAATTGAGGAATTGGTCGCTGAGATGGGCAGCGTGATTTCAATGTCTATGCTAGGTCTTGAGGCAATAGCCGAGAGAGATGCACTAATCGATGTTAATGAGCAATCAGGCTCATACCTAAGAGGATGGGCTTTGAAGGCCGTAGGAGTCAAAGACCCTGAGAACCTAACTGATGATGAGAAGGCGGCATGGCGCACGGCCTGTATGAAGATGGCTTCTAAAGCGATTGAAGCCTCCAACCTGCTAGTCAAAGGCATAGTGCCTGAACACATGGCTGCTAGAGGTCGAAAGGCTGAGTCTGAGGATAAGCCGGCTATCCCCGATGAAGTGATGGCTAAGTATGCCGATTTGGAATACCATTCATTGAAGGCTACTGAATGGGTGGATGGAGAACCAATACACACCGTCAAGACCCCTCATGGTGATATCAATATGTTCAACACCGAAAAAGGACAATTCGCAAACCATCTGAATCACAATTCGGATATCCAAAAGGAGGGCGCACATGGCGTGACCTATACGCCGAATGTATGGTATGGTGATGACGATCGATTGCCTAGTAATATGGAAATCAGCGTCACAGTCAATATTGAGAAAGCCGGCCTCTATGAAGGGGATGATGAGGTTGATGTTGTTTATTTTGAGGATAAACATATTCTCTATGATGATTTAATCAAGAAATTGGAAAAGAGAGATTACACACCGGCCACTAGCGAATTCTATGCTGCTCACTTAGATGGTCTATGTGAGGATGGACTCATACCTGATGCGGATTTTCCTAATGATGATTCTATGTGGGATACCTGCGAAATCTGTTCTAATAGAATGGAGGATTTTGATTTAGATTTAAATTATGAATTCACCGTCTATTTAGACAAAGACGGAATAGAATATATCAGTCAGCCGGATTTGCATTCCGACCAACGCATTACGCTAGAAATCTTAGATTTAGATATACAAAAGATTGAGGATAAGATAAATCAAGGCGTTCTGTATGATATCCACACTTCTATTAGAACGGCGGTTAAGGAGATCTATCAGACTCAGGCTGAAATCCCACCAAAGGATGATGATTACAAATCCAAATATGAGGAATTGAAGGAGGCACTAATCGGTGACTCTCCTAATTGGACTCACGATGAAGTGGTTGAACAGGCTCACAAGTTACGAATCATCAATTGGGACATTACCAATATATCGAAGAATTCTGATATCGTGAATTACTTAGAAGAAAATTATCCCGATACCTATGAAGACATTTGTGAGAATCTAGGGGATGATTACTGCCTATTCGCACCGTTTGGCCTGATAGGGGTTCTATTAGACCCAACGCTAATCACGGCTCTAGTGGGTGTTGTAGGGGTTGTATTAGCCGTTGGTGATACTTCTAATTACGATGCTATCTGTAAAGCATGGAGGCAATCAAAAGAAGGTGTGAAAGTGATATCTGAATCATATTGCCGTGAATATGGAGAGCAGCATGGAGAATTACCACCTAATACCGACTTCGTATTACCTAACACGTCATGGAAAATAGCGAGAGAGATCGCAGCCTCATTGGGACTTGATGAGTCATATTTGCATGGAAATAACAACGCATCAGCGTGGTTTTTCATAGGCAAAGAACCGAGAAGTGGCGGAGAGCCTAGAGAAGAAGGAGGATACCTGAATTACGGGCTATTCGCACCAATGGGTCTAGTGGGGGTTCTATTAGACCCGACTCTAATGACGGCTCTAGTGGGCGTTCTAGGGCTTGTTTTGGCTACTTCTAATAGAGAGTGGATCTATGACTATCCTGAAACAGATTATGACGGCAATAAGTGGTCTGATGAGCAAGAGCATATCCTAAGTGCTTTTTCTCATCACTTTGCGGCGCAAACCTTCGACCCTGATGTTTTACCACCGGCGAGGATGGTTATTGAGTCGGTTGCAGGTTCAGGTAAAACCACAATCCTGAGAGCGATTATCGATACTGTGCATAACATCAACCCGAATGCACGGTTGATGGCTAGTGCATTCAATCGGTCGATTGCAGGTATTCTGAAAGACGTTCTAATAGAAGCGAAGAAAGACGGCTTCAATGGTGCAACCGTCATTGGTGGCTCTAACTCCGTTCAAGCACTAGGATATCGTCTATTGAGGGATGAAGGCAACCGACGGGGTGTAGCCGTCAATATGGAGGGCAGCACACCACGTTATCGAGTCCTAAGCCGTATGGCGATAGGCAAACATCTAGGGGAGATATACAGAACCACACGGGGCGACCATTTGCAGAAATTGGCTGCTGCTAGAGGTCTAGTGAATCAATTAGTCAGGCAGCAACAGGACTTAGGAATTAAGACGAATTCTCGTAAAACATGGTTCAAGTTAGCCACAGAATTACAACGCATCTGTGAGGTTCTGATGGATGAGGGATTCAAGCCTCATCGATCTCATCAAAGGGCTTCTGATGAAATGAAATCGATATTAGATGAAGCCGGTTCTATTAGAGGGGTTGATGCCTCTAGTGGTGCTATCATTTGGGGTCTAGGCCGACACGTCGTATCTCGGCTCGCTTATGAGGTTCTAATAGAAGGGATGACTCAAGCATTCAATCCTAGCCTCCAATATCCCAAAGTCGGAGATAAGATGGCTACGGACATTATCATCCCTAGACCTATCGACCACCCTGCCTCAGTAATGAGGGCGCATGATGCTCAAGACGGGCGGTTTGATGTGGATTTATACCCGTTGTATATGCTGACTGATGATGATGATTGGAATACGTTTAGAGTCTTAGGAAATACCCAATTGCTATGGCCTCCAAGAGATAACGTGCAGACCTTTACACCATCGAAGTCTAATGGCGAATGGTCGGTTCAATTCATCAAGAACGGTAGTGGAATTGTAGTCAATTTCTCAGGCGGTCAATCAGCAATTGCTCAAGTGACGTTCCCTGATGGTTCTAGTATGAGAGCGGTTGATTCTCTCAAAGCAAAGGCGACCAAAACAGGTGCATATCCTCATCGAATCAAGGATGACGATAAGGCGAAGGTATTGGTTGCAGCATTCAAGAAGAAGTGGGGTGCTAAGTGTTCATTAGAAGGATTTGGTGATGAAGCACCGGATGAGGAAATACCCGTCAATGATGAGAATGGAGAGGTCACACTATCTTTCACAGACCAAGTGTGGTTGCCTCATGTTCTTGATATCCGGGCTTCTGAGGCTGAGTTATTCGATGTGGTTCTAATAGATGAGGTTCAGGACTTATCTTTCACTAAGGGCGAATTGATACGCCGTGTCTGTGGCGACCATACCTCAATAGTATTCGTTGGAGATAGAAAACAATCTATCATGCAATTTGCAGGTGCTAGAGCGTCTTCTATGACCGACAATGCAGCCGCTATTGATGCTGATGAATACTCAATGACTGTTTGTTGGAGAGGCACACATGAGGTCGCTAGTCATGCTAGAAAGACTATGTTAGGTGCTACTGAATTAGTTAGAAATGAATGGGGCGATAATGCAGACATTCCTGATTACCAAGAACATCAATCACCTAGTATCGAAGGATGGCCTCAAGGCGAGAAGACGTTGGTAATGCCTAGCACTTCGGTTATCGATAAGGTGATTGCACTAAGAGAAGCAAATGCTGATACAACCATTTCTATCATTTGCCGAATGGCTGCCCCTCTAGGTGAATACATCACAGGATTAGTCCTCAAGGGCGTTCCTATCAAGACTCCATCAACAAATGGTGGTTTGGTTAAGGATGTGATTACATTAGCCAAGAAGGATAGACCCGCAGATCCAACAAAGGTCAATCAGACTAGGGTTGGTTTGGGTCTAAGAGAAGGTCGCCTCACAGAATCAACCGTCGTTAGACACGTCAATGCCCTGAATGACTATCTCTTGAAGCAAGCCATTCAGCGAGCCGGTAATGATGCCTCAGCAGCCGCTAAAGAGCCACAATACAATGAGCAGGTCGATTTGCTAAACCTAACTCAATCGCTCATTCTATTAGCATTGGAAAAGAGCGAAGCCGATTCAATGACTATTGATGAGGTCGAGAATTGGTTGAAGGATATCCTATTCTCCGACTCGGAGAATGCAGTAGCCCTCAGCACGGTTCATCGATACAAAGGAGAACAGGCCGAGTATGTATTCTGTATCATCAGCACGATGGGAGAAGACCAAGACGGCAAACCCACTACTAGATCATGCTTCATGTTGAATCATCTAGTGGAGAGTCACCCAATTAATGCAGTAGCCGAAGCAAACATTCTGTATGTGGCTATGACCCGTGCTAAGAAGCAAACAATCATGGTTTTCGCAGACGGAGATGAGGCGTTAGAGGCACTATCCGACGAGGATGAGGCCGAAGATGAAGATGACTTCTCCGATGACCCTTCTAATAGAAGCAAATCACTTTCACGTCAATTCAAGGATTGTGATTGCTGCGATAATGCAGCCACATTTGTCGATGAGGATTTACCGACCGGCGAGAGAGCATTTTGTTCGGAACGATGTTGGGCTATCTATTCAGCGATGCCTGTTAGGGATGAGGGCTACTATGGGTTCATCGACGGAAATGCAGGGCGACGGCTATGAGCCTGAATGGGTGAAAGCGGCATACGAAACGGGGGTGGGGAGGGCGACCTCTCCATCCCCTCAATGTGAGTGCGAGCATACCTGCGATCACGCCGGTTCTCTCTATCTCAGGTCAAACGGTTCTCATGTCTGTGGGAATTGCTTGATTTTGACGCATGGAGGGGTGTTAGAAGGCGACGAAATAGGTTGCGAGTGGTGTATGACCCTAAAGAGCATTCATAGCCTTGAGGGGGCTACGCTGCTATCCACCCAAAATACGGAGGATGATGAAGATGAATAAAACCTACACCAAAGAAGACCTGAGTGCAACCGACCTGAACGAATGGGGTTATCCTAATGCTAACTACAAATACATCGGCAATAGTCTGTTCAAAATGAGAGATGTTGAAGATAATGATCTAGTGAGAGATGATGAAGATGATGAAGTTACTAATGAGAATTGAAACCGATGAATACGTTTGGGAATCATATCGAGAGGCAATGGAGGCAGATTTATGAACGAGGAATTAAATCGAATTTGTGTTCATCAAGAGTTTGAGATTCTAATACTCAGTCAGGTGCTAAAGAAGTCATTATCGGGTGAATCCATTGAAGGAGAAGCGAAGGAGAAGATTCAGAAGATGATCGAACATATTGAAAAGAGAACCTCTCAGAATCACCCTTCAAGAAAAATGGCGGAGGAATGGTTACTTTGAACGTCATTGATTTCATGTTTGCATATCTGTTCATAGTAGTGATTTCATTTGCGGGGTTGATGATATGAATACCGATATGTGGATAGGGATTATTGGATTCACACTAGGAACGATTATTGCATATTTCATAACGAGGTTGATTTGATGAAAGGCTCACGGACACAAACCATATCGTTAGAGGAAATGGATGCCTTTCTAATAGAAGCACAGGGATTCAGCCGTATTACGCCTGAACGTGGCTATGAGATTACATACGAAAGATCGACCGAATACGATTCTAATATCGTAGTGAGGATTTACTCAACGGTGGATGAGCGAACCGGCTATTCCCGTTCAAGTGGTTCTGATGCGATTAGAACGATTCTAAAGCAGAAGGAGGGCAAAGTCCTCAAGAAGTATAGTCGAGTCAATAGAACGAGGAATTGGCGGGCAAACCTGCTAAAGAGATACGAGGATGATTTGTATGGGTTGTGATTGCTGCGATAATGCGGGCCGTTGGCCTTCTAATGTAACCGTGCCTGATGAACCGGACTATGATGATTCTAAGCCTGATTGGGGCGAAGGCGAGAACCTAACAGGTGATGCTTATGTCGAATGGATTAGAAGAATGCGAGGCGAAGAAGAATGACTGAATCAAAAAGTAAAGCGGCTAGAATTGCACAACGTAAAGGAAAAACCGAGCGTAAAGCGGCTCGGAGGAAATTAGCATATACTCAGAAGAAGGGCAAAACGAGTAAGTGGTGATATGTCCAAGAAGGATAAGGCTACGATTTGTCGCCTTCATCATCCTAGAATCGTTGGTGAAAAGATGTGCCGTGTTTGTGGTAATGAGTATTAGGAAATGATACAATGTCTATTCCTACAATCGATCTAAGGTTGGGAGATTGCCTAGATGTAATGAAGGAAATGGAGGATAACTCCGTTGATTCTATCGTCACCGACCCGCCATACGGACTTTCATTCATGGGTAAAGAATGGGATTATGACGTTCCTTCGGTTGAGATATGGAGGGAGGCATTACGAGTCCTGAAACCCGGCGGTCATTTACTCGCCTTTAGTGGAACGAGAACCTATCATCGAATGGTAGTCAATATCGAGGATGCAGGGTTTGAGATTAGAGATTCAATCGTATGTTGGCTCTATTTTAGTGGATTCCCCAAATCGCATAACATCAGCAAAGCGATAGACAAGGCCGCAGGTGCGGAACGAGAAGTGATAGGTCAAAGACAAGACATTTTGCTAAAGCAAGGTGCTGACTTAAGGAGGGGAAAAAGGAAAATTGCTGAATCGTTCAATGCAGGTTCGCCCGAAAGGAACAATGGTTTCAAAGTAGTTAGTGCTGATGTTACCGCCCCCGCAACACCCGAAGCAAAACAATGGGATGGTTGGGGAACGGCTCTCAAGCCCGCCCATGAGCCTGTTTGTGTTGCTCGTAAGCCATTGATAGGAACGGTGGCTGAAAATGTCCTTGAGCATGGAACAGGTGCTTTGAACATAGATGGGTGCAGGGTTGGCGATATAGTCCAAGACACATCAAAAAACGGTAGGGATGCTGATAAACATAAGAATACTATTTATGAAAGTGGTTTGAAGAAGGATTTTGAAGGAAAAATTACCGTTGGCCGTTGGCCTTCTAATGTAATCATGGATGAAGTAGCAGGGGCTATCTTAAACGAACAAGCCCCAAGTGTCGGCAACATGATGAATGCTAATAGGAAAACCACCACAACAGGTGGAACAGGCAACGCATGGACTACATCATCAAAGAATGAAGGAGATTCAAATGGTATCTTTGACGGACTAGGAGGCGGCTCTCGCTTCTTCTATTGCCCGAAAGTATCACAGGCTGAGAGAAATGCCGGTTTAGAATCTTTAAAGGATAAGGAAAAATATGCCGATTTTGGTTTGAGGAATAGAATACAAGATGGAGTTATTACTAATGATAGAACCAATAACGCTGCATACACATCAAAGAACAATCATCCAACGGTAAAGCCCATCAGTCTGATGAGATACTTAGCGAAATTGGTTACAAAAGAAGGAGGTATCGTGCTTGATCCATTCATGGGTAGTGGTTCAACAGGGATAGCAGCCTGTCTTGAGGGATTTAACTTCGTAGGAATTGAGATGGATGAGGAATACCTGAATATCGCACGGCATAGAATAGCACATTGGGGGGAGTATGAAATTGAAGAAGCGGAATTCATACCTAAACCACGTTCAACGCAAATGAACATATCAGATTGGTTCTAATACCCACACTACTGCGGAGTTATCCGGCGAAGCCGATAGAGAGAGTGATTTGAATGAGAGATAGAACCCTATATCGATGGCAGAAAGAAGCCATTGAGGTTGTTCGTGAAGCATGGAAAACCGATGAACCAAACACCACTATTGCAGCCGTCACAGGTGCAGGTAAAACAGAAGTCGCCGTTAGACTAATCAATGAATGGGATGGGATTGTGACTGTTGTTGTCCCTAGAAAGGCATTGATGCTACAATGGAGGGATGATCTCACACCACATATTGTCGGCAGATTTGGCGGGGGTTCTATTAGAGGGTGGGGTAATGAAACAGAATACATCAACATCGCTACCCTCAATGCTATGCGAAGTGGTAAAGTAGCGGATTTCCTCAAAGATGATGATAGAAAGCATCTGATTATTGTTGATGAATGCCATAATCTTAGAGGTAACAAAAACCGTAAGGCATTGGATAACATACCTTGTGATGCAGTAATTGGTCTGTCGGCCACGCCTCATCCTTCTAAAGAAGCGAAAGAGGTAGTCGAGGCTCTATGTGGCCCAATTCGCTATTCATACCGCTACGGTCAGGCTCTCCATGACGGTGTAATTCCACCATTCGTTCTTCATGCCGTTCAGATCCCAATGGAGAATGCTGAACGCAATGAGTTAGCATCTATTGATAATCGAATCAAGAAGGCAATGAAGGAGTCCCGCGAATGGTGGGGAGAACGCCGGGGTCGAGAAATGCTAGAGTTAGCGAAAAGATTGGGAATGATGCGAAAGAGGCTGCTGAATGATGTTGAGAGTAGGTATGTGCTATCCTCTAACATTCTCAATCAAGAGGATGGCGTTCCAACAATGGTATTCCATGATACAATCGATGGTGTTGAAAGACTAGCGAGAATGACTCCTAATCTAAATCCGGCCATCTATCATAGCAAATCGAAAGAAGGAAATGCGGAAATTCAAAGATTCCTTTCAGGTGATACTCAACACCTTTACTCATGCCTTGCTCTAGCGGAGGGATTCAATGCACCTAGAGTCGAGCGAGCGGTAATGATGAGTGGGCCAAATGCCCCTCTAAGGCGCATTCAAACACTAGGTCGTTGTCTAAGAGGTAAAACAGACAAACCTAATGAGATCTATTTCCTGTATGTTGCCGGCACTAAAGATGAAGATGGACTTCATAACTTATTGAAGACGGCAGACATTCCTGATTACATTAGCGGAGATGAAAAGAGGCAGATTGTTAATCATTGGAGATGGGATTCAGCGAATGGTTTTGTGTCTATTGAAGCACCTAAAGCACCTAAAGCATTCATTCCATCAACCCCTCAAAAGTGCGAGAAATGCGGTCGGACATTCAAGAGTGAAGTCGGCTTGAACAGTCATTACTGTCGAGATGTAAAATGGATGTATGAAGACCCGCCACGCACATTTGAGGAAATGTTCGGTTCTGATTGATTCTGTTAATGAATGGATAGAGCATTCATAACCTGTATGAATACCGCTAAGTGTATGATGCAGCAGCAAGGCGGGCAGCCTATTTACATCTTAAGAGAAGGAACAGAAAGAACGACAGGCAGAACGGCACAGATGAACAACATTGGTGCGGCGGCGGCGGTAGCCAATGCAGTTAGGACTACATTAGGGCCAATGGGTATGGATAAGATGCTAGTTACAGGCAATGGTGAAAACGTCTTGATTACTAATGATGGGGCTACTATTCTAAGAGAAGTGGATATCGATCATCCGGCTGCTAAATTGATTATTGAGGTATCAAAGACTCAAGAGAAGGAATGCTATGACGGCACTACGAGTGCAGTAGTCATTGCAGGTGAATTACTCAAGGAGGCTGAGGGGCTGTTGAATCAGCAGATACACCCGACAATCATTGCTAAGGGATACCGCCAAGCATCTCAAATTGCATTAGATGAATTATCGCAATTAGGATTCCATGCTGAACATGAGCATGGAGATTTGTTAGCGGTTGCTAAAACGGCATTGACGGGCAAATCGGCTGAGGCGGCAATAGATATCATTGCTGAAATGTGCGTAAAGGCCGTTCAAAACACCACAGAAGTCGCCCAACCATTCAATTTAGATAACGTCAAGGTGCTTTCATTTGAAGGTGGAACGTATGATGAATCAACCCTGCTAGATGGTGTTCTAATAGAAAAAGAGCGTCTTCAATCATCTATGCCTGATGAGATAGCAGATGCGAGAGTCCTGTTATTGATGACCCCACTAGAAGCAAAGAAGACTGAGAAAGATATCAATTTCAACATCAGCGACCCTAAGCAGTTAGAAGAATTGCTTAGACAAGAAGAAGATGAAATCAAAGGCATGGTCGAATCAATTGTAGCCACAAATGCAAATGTGGTTATTTGTAATAAGGCAATAGATCCATTGGCTTCTCACTATCTAGGTAAAGCCGGCGTGTATGCTATCCATCGAGTAAAGCGTTCAGACATGGAAATGTTGAGCCATTTGACGGGTGCGCCATTGTGTAGCGATGACTATGGATATGATTCGCTCGCTAAGTGTTCTATTAGAGAGGTCAAATACGGCGACTCAAGAAACACCCTGATTAGCACAGAAGACGGCGATAGGGCCGCTACTGCTATTCTAAGGGGTTCAACCGGACATTCTGTTGATGAAGTCGAGAGAGCCTTTGATGATGCAATAGGTGTGGTTGGTCTAGCATGGAATGAAGGCAATCTAGTAGCAGGTGGCGGTGCGGTTCAAACATGGCTCGCTCAACATCTGAGAGCAAAGGCGGCTGAGATAGGGGATAGAGTGGGCATGGCGATAGAAGCCTTCGCCAATGCGCTAGAAATCATCCCTAGAACGCTCGCTGAGAACGCCGGACTAGATCCGGTGGATGCAATTCTCAATCTAAGAAAGGCGGCCTCTAACAAGCATGGAATATCCACAGATGGTGAAGTCGTGGATATGCTAGACTTAGGTGTGCTAGAACCCCGTAAAGTCATCTCTAATGCTATTGCATCAGCGACCGAAGCATCAGTCATGGTTCTCAGGATTGATGACGTAATTTCGATGAAAGGTGGCGCACCGCCGACCCCTGATGGAATGATGGGCTAATTTCGCTCTTACTATATAAGAACAGGCTCGCAGTAGCCCGTTTTTGTTGCATAACATTCTAATACCCATACCCCACCTGATGATTTACTCGGCTACGAGTCGAGCAGGTGAAAAAAATGAATAGACGAGAAGTAAAAGCGGCACTAATTGTAAGAGTAGCCGTGCAAGTGCAAAGAGAAATGAAGAACCCACATTCGGCTAAGAGAATAGTCGAATTGTTGGGGATGAAAGATAGTCCGACCGTTAGGAAAAAAGTAGTTCGTGCTGCTAGAGAATTGGAGGAAAGGTGGGGTTAAAAATGACTATGCCGATAGAAGAAAAAATAGATCGAATAATGAGGCCATACTCAATGTCGCTTGAGCAATTGAAGCAATACAAGTCTGATAAGGTTTGTAGGGATTGTAAAGCACCATATGAATTGTCCATCCATTCACCAAATAAAATTGTAATGACTGAGGATGGAGAAAGAGTGCCGAGATTTTCCGGTTCGGGCGATTATAATATGTTGAAAAAATCATTACCCTTTGAGGGAGTTGATTTTGAAGATGGGTATTATTACGGCGGAAAAATATGCAAAGATATTATCGACACAAGCAAAGAATACAAAGCAGCATTTAGAAAAGAAGTCGAGAGATATAATCAGAATGCCTGTAAATGCTCATGGCCTGTAATGTAATGATGAACATGATTGTGAGCATGAGCATTCATATACCCCGCCCACACACGACAATATCCCACTACGAGTGGGGGTGATGTAAAATGAGCAATGGAAAACGAATTTACGAGAGTTTGAAGAATCAGGGAATATCAAATGTCCCATTAGAATTAATCAGCGTATTGAAGGCGGCGGCTGACGGTCTGACGAAGATTGCAGACGAGAACCCGCAGAACAATACATATCTGACTAAGGAGGAACGAAAGGTGACTCCTGACTTAGCGGTAGTCGATGAAGTGGATATCGATATTGTTGTTCAAGGCAAAGTAATCAAATTGCGACGAGCCGATCTAAGCAAACCCGCCGTAGTCATTCCTAACGGTCTATCAGACAAAATCACTACTGCCGCTATACCGTGGCAATGGGTATCCGGTATTCTCTATCAGACTATCATATCCATGCTAGACGGCGACCCTGAGTATGCTAAGACTATTGCAGCCTTCATCAACCATGAGATTGATGAGGCATCTGAGATTAGTAAGAATGGGCGTATGAAGATAGATACCAAATCATTACCTGAGCCGCAGAATGCAATCGAGGTTGCTCAATTCTTAGATTCCCTCAAGCGTGAATTCAAGAGCAAATCAAAGGGTTCTCCTAGAGTCAATGTTGAGGCTATCGTTGAACCTATGTCGGCTGAACCTACATATCTTTTGAATAAGACTAGGCATTTGCCTAGTGTTGATGAAATAATAACTCCTGATGTTGAGAAAAAAACGGGTAAGATCCCATCCCCCGTTGCTTCTATATCTTCATCACCTGAAATAACTACAACAACACAGGAGGGAACGGGGGGTGCATCGTCTTGCAGGTATGATGCACCTTCCACCCCTCCTAGTATTGTTCATGGAGATGGAATAGATTTTGATGCAATAGAGGCCAACATCGATACTGATGATTTGATTCTAAACATCATCGAGCAGAACCCTAATTGCACAATAGGTCAATTGAGGAAATACATTGAGGCGAGTCCTCAGAATCCTGATGAGAAGTATTGGCGGCTACGCTTAGACTCTCTAATAGAGAACGGCACAATCCACAAAGAAGGGGCTAGGAGAGCGACTAGATACTCTCTCGCTAGTAATGCGGTGGTGGGGGATGCGGAGTGAATCTGTTTATCCTCCACACCGACCCTGTAATTGCTGCTAAGTATTACTGCGATCTTCACGTTCCTAAATTAGTCGTGGAATGCTATCAGATGCTAGGTAGTGCCGTTAGAAAGCACGGGGCTACTGATGAGCAGATGCCATTGACGCAGAAGGGAACGCCTCTCGTCGGTGGTTATCCGAATCATCCGGTAACAATTTGGGTATCTAAGTCAAGAGATAATTACCGATGGACTATCACACACGCCCTAGCCCTATGTTCTGAATTCCAAAAGAGATTCGGCAAAGAGCATTACTGCGCTAATGGTATTGAGATACTGAATGGACTTGAACATCTAATCCCTGAGAAGTATATGGCTGATGCTTCGGGTGGAGTGTATCAAGGAACGGGGCTACCCATAGAGAAAACAGGTATGACTCCATTTGCTCTCGCTATGCCTGATGAGTATAGGCCGAGAGGACTCATGTTAGACCCTGTGTTGAATTGGGTTAGAGTCATCAAATCTCACGCAACAGGTGATGAGGCCGTTCAAGCATACCGCCGCTACTATCATTCCAAAACATTCGCTGAATGGAATAAGGGGCGTTCTATGCCTGATTGGTTTGACCCGGAACAACAGGTGGTGGCCGCATGAGTAAGGATTTGTGGGTGATACTACCTCACGAAGATGATGAAGACCCAAAGAAGGGTCACTTGACTAGACTCGTTTTGATAGACGAAGAAAATAGCCTATCTGATTTACAGGCAATAGTGGGTGGCCTCATCGAGTATCTGCCTAACAAAGATGGTTTGACTTTGGTTGCTAACGAAGAAGGTTGGATGAGAGGTCTGCCTCATAATGAACGGTTTAGAGGCATATTTGGGCAAACGTGGATAGAGAGTAATATGTCACTCCCGCCTAGTGGCCGGGTTCATGGTAATGTAGCCGTAAAGATAGATGAGGCATTCAAAACACATAGAGTGATTCCAACAAATCAGCAATTGACTATGGATCAAGTAGTAATGATACATCTTAATTCGATGAGGCACGAATGCCTTAGAGAAGTAATGGATAAATTACGTCAAGATGCGGGAGATAGTGTCGATGAAGATAGCGATTTCTTTGGTAAAATAGAATCGCACATATCCTCACTAGATACAGGCGACCTATTCCCGTTGTTAGAAGAAGGCGGGTATATGCACACTAAGATACAAAGTGAAAACGAAGCCTTTGACGCTCTTTCAGACGCATATTTCAGCGCACTTAGGAATCAAACAACAGTAAGGGGTGTTGAGTGATGGTTGGTTTATCTAAAGAGCGATGTATGGATCATGTCGTTGAGATAATGAAAAGGGAGGATAGGCCATTGTCTTCTAGGCAATTGATTTCACTTCTGATTGATAAAGTCGGTTCTCCGGCTAAGATACCTCTAACACAGACGCTTTCTATGTGGTGCTATGCTCATCCTCACATCTATGGTAGGAATGGAGTATGGCGTTTGAAATCAAGTATGTTTGTAGGAGATGATTCTTGATGCCCGGCCCTAGAGATGTTACGTTTGAGCGCAGACCTGTCGGTAAAAGGCACAAATTAGCAAATCGTGTATGGAATGCCGCTCATGCGGTTATTGGTTGCCCTCCTTTATGGATGCGAATGATACCCGCTAGGTGCAAACATAATGATGTGCAATTGAATACTACTAGATGGATAATCGGACAAGAGGATAAAGAACCGTTAGTGATGGATGGCGCAGCATCAAAGGTTGAGGCTAGGCTACGTTTGATGTGGAGAGAACAACAAAATGATTCCTGATGCACCTCAGACTCCTATATGGATGATGATTTGCCGTTGGTCTGAAACGCTTTTGTTTGCTAATCCTATGGGTAAAGCAACCTTGAGAACCAATAAATCAGGAACGAGCGATGGCGAAGATTGGGATAAGCGAAATCCATTGGTGGTTTTTCCCACACTAGAAGCCCCGCCTCAAGTCAATGCTGAGGAATTAGGCGTGTTAGCATACGATCCAATAAGCGGGAAAAAAGGTTGGATTTGCATATCCTTATTCAGTAGTGAAACATTAGTTACAATCAACCCTCAATCTGAGAATGAGGGGGACATAGAATTGATTGAAGGTATTGCTAGAGATTTCTATGAGAAAGGTTGGCATCCTATCATTGCTGATATTCAGCAGATAAAATGGCGAGAAGAAAATGATGTTGTGGTATCAGATGAATGGCCGAAAGATGATCCATTTGAAGACCCCGATCTCATAGATAAAATGGGTAATATAGCCGACTTTATGAGTAAGAAATTCAATTCATTACCTGCGTTGTGGTGGGATGGTGAAATCTGCGACGTTTGTGGAGAACCAAATGTGGCGCGTGAGGATTCTGATTTATGCCATTCATGCGGAGAGCCGAAGGTGTATGAGGAATTTGACGTATCGGGCTTTCAAAAAGAATGGGAATAGAGCATTCATAGGTGTATTCTCCGCAGCGAGGGTATGAGTAAAGCCCGCGTAAAGGCTATTTCCATAGAGAGAAGATACAGAACATTATCTAAGCCGTGGTTTGAAATCATTAGAGAGATAAGGGCAGAACGTGGCGGTTTGTTAGCATCTAGCGAGTATCTGAATCTGATTGGTAATGAGAAATCTGATGCCTTAGATAAGATAGATTCACGCTTGAAAACGGCAGAAGCATGGCTCTCTAATTACGAAGACGAGAGAGATAAGCATTCAGGATTCGGAGTAAAGAAGGCATTGAAGGAAATCAAGAACCTAAGTGATGAGGAATTAGAAAAGGAGGCATCAGAATGGACAATATGAATGAGGATGATGAAGTAATCTATGTTACATTGTTTTGTGAGTTATGCGGGGCAAAAATGATTCCTAGTAAGACACGAATGGATTTGATTACGAAAGAGGAAAAAGAAACCCTTGAATGTAATCGTTGTAAAAAGTGGGTGTTTGTATGAGTTTAGACATATCTGAGGAACAAATCGAATGGGCTTATGAGTTATTCAATTACTTAGCACCTAATGGTGAATGGACATTACCTGATGTGGGAGTGTATAGGAAAACAGGTGAAAACAATTTGACTTTGGTAAATTTGTTTGCATCTAAGCCACGTTTGGATGATGTAGTTAGCATATTCGATCAGCACAGATTCGTTGTTTTACTAGCGGAATCAATAGGTTGGACTGTTGATGAAGCGATAGAGAAAGCATACGATGTTAATGATGAATTGATTTCAATACCTGAAAACCGAATGGGCGACCTAGCAATATGCAGTAAGAAGTGCGGCGCAATTCTAAGAGTCGAGCCGCCTGAACCGGGAACGCTTCTGACTAAGATAGAAGGTGGAACGTGTCCGGTCTGTAAGAAAAATGGGTTTGATGCAAAAGAATGGGATGGAATGTATGTTGTAGTCGATGAAAGGGCTACCTCTTTCAAAGCAAATGGCGAGGATGGGGAGGAATGAGAAGCCACGATTACAAAAACAAAATTCACAACCAAATCCAAACCGAACACCATATGGGTGAAGAATTACACATTGTAACATCTAATGCGTTTGGATCGAGAGTTTTGAATATCCGAATGAATAGAGTAGTCCCCTCAAAAACAGGATACACCGGATATACGAAAGTCGGTTTTTTCCTAAGTAAGAAAGAGGCAGCAGAATTGAGGGATTCTCTATCTGAATTACTAGATGATGATGAGGCATGGGCCGTAGTATCTGATGAAGAATTACAAAGCGGGGGTAAATAAAATGGAGAAGCCAAAGTGGGATTCTTTAGATTCATTTGAGGAACATTATCACAATCTAATAGACAAAATCTGCGCTAAAGCAGTAGCAGAAGAAGGGATAGCAGAAGTGGCGAAGGCATTGTGGTCTGCATCTAGGGCGGCTGCTAATAGAAGTCCTAGAACGCTATGTTTTGATTGCGTGTATATTGCTGCAAATGCAACAGGCAATCCTTTGTCGTCTTATTTCCTTGAGCATATTGCAGAAAAAATAGTAGGCACTAGAGTTAGACCGATGAGAAAACATCGAGGCACTAAAGGGCCAAAGTGGTATCTTAGCGAGAACGGCAAAGCAGCGATTATCTCAGTTATTGGTGAAGATTTGTATGATTCAGTAATTAGAGAATGATTAGGATGCTTCAATTTCGCTCGTTAGCAGAATCATGGCGGGTTCTTTCTAATAGAAGGATGAGAAGCCGCGCTGAAATTGTAGCCAATAATGTTCTAGCCTCATCTGAAAATCCATACACGCCGATTTATTTCCTTTATTCGGTTGAGGGTGGTAATCGTTTATCCGACGAAGATTTCCATGAGATATACTACATATTGACGGGTGCATATCCTGATGAAGTGTATGATGAACCGGATCCAATACATCTTTTGTCGCTACTATCTGAAACAGAAGTAACCGATATTACCGCAACATCAGTAGTAAATCGTATTCAATTAGTATTATCTGCTTCTGATAATGAAGAAAGAAGCCGCATTCTAAGGCCGTGCTTTTACCGGATTAACCGATTAGACCTCTTTTCCTTATTCATGCGTTTAAGCACCCATGCAGCCCCGGTATCGAGGCGAGATATCGTCAAGGCCATATCCATAGCATACGATACTCCCTTTCATCAAGTCCGTTCATCTGTAAATCTCTTAGGAGTCGAGCATACTATCAATTCACTTAGATTAGGCGAATTCGATTACACTAAGATTAGGCCGTTAATTGGTAAAGGATTGATTATACCTGCCCCTGTTATGGTATCTAAAACAGAAGAAGTCATGTTCGGTAAATGCTTTGTTGAGAGATTAGAGGGTGTTTATGTGTCGCTTCATTATACCCCTCAGTCATTGAAGATGTTTGATGTGGCGGGGTTGGAGATAGACGGCGAAGGGTGGTTGGATGGTTGGGTCGAAATCGCCCGCATACCATACGGCATATTCCTTTGCGATTATGCAGTAGGCAGGGATAATCCACTAATGTTAGTCGATTGGTTATCTCCTGATGATCCTAATTGGACATACAAAAGGAGAAGAAAACCGTTTGAGGATTTACCTAATTGGTCTGTTAAACAAATGACTGAGTTAGATGCCCCTTGCTTTTCAGATGGTATAGCAGCAACAGATAACGCATACATTTTGCGTAATGCAGCCGGCATCCTATCTTATGAGAATACTAAATCTGAGGTTGTAATGGTGCAGGTCAATGAAGCACCTAAGCGTATTCTGCGTATTTTAAGCGGCAGGGTAGCGGAATCCCCAACAGGCGGCCCGCCTGTATTGTTGTGGGCTTTAGGTGCTAGAGATGGATTAGAATACATACAAGTCGGTGAAGCAGAATCATTCTTTGATTTCCAAAAGTGGTGTGAGCCATACAGACGAATAGAAGGAACGGTAATCAAAATGACTTCTCCTTTGTTTGTTAGTGTCGATGTTCATTCATCAGGATGGGGCGATATCGGCCCATACATCAAAGCAGACATTGTAGGGATAGAATCAGCAGCCGGTATCTCAGAATGTATGGGGGCGGAGGAATTAGGATATGCCGATATTGAATGAAGAAGATCGTAATTTGATATTGTTAGCGAGCAGCATCAAAGGAGATATCGTGTGTCAAAGGACAAAATCTCGCAAATGTGGTTATCTAATTCAACCTAGACTTTGGTTTTCTAATAGAATGCCTCAAGGTGTTAAGTCAATTTTAGAATCAAAAGGCATTGAAGTGAAGATGCAATATTCAAATGTCGAAGAAATAACCAAAATACTGAACATGATTACAGGATTAGATGATTTATCCTCAAATCCTCACGGTTTAGCCACGCTTCGTTTGCATTATGCACAGATTCAGCAGCCGAAAACACACGATGACGTAATTAGAGTCCTCTCTATAATCGATGGCTAGAGCATTCATAAGGGCTACACGATTACGACCAAATCCCCCGATGAAGGGGCGACGAAATATTGAGGTATGATTATGGATGAAGTATTAGATAGAATAGTAAATGCAACAGGATGGAGTAAAGACGAAACGATAGGAAAATTGAGGGAATTCGTTGCCGAAACATACCCCGAGTTATGGTCTGAGGCCAAAGAAGACTTCGCTAACCTAGATGAAGAAGATGCGGCTTTTGCATTGACGGCCTTTGAGGTTGTAACAGTAAGGCGCGGCGGCTCAGGCGGCGGTAAAGGCGACGAGTATGTTGGTATGGTTGTTGGATTTGCAGGTGAAAGAGATTTGATGAGAAATCAAAGAACCGCTTTGATAGACGCATCGGGTGATGTATCGAGTCTTCTTAGATATGGAGTGATTTCAGGTCAAAACACCGTTCCTGTCGGTCGTGCTTTCTTTAGAGATGGCCGATGGACTGTTGTGGATCATCAAGATTCCATTCTATATGCTCAACAGGGTTCTGAAAATGAGAGGCCGGAATGGGCTATTGAAGGTAAAACAGGAGTTTTGTTTGCACTTATGGGTGCGAATGGGCCAAAGAAACCATACTCATACAAGAGAGAATGGTTGGTCGTAGTCAATGAAAAGAGCAAATTCTTACAAGAAGGGCCATTACCTATGATGACTTTAGAATGCTCATGGGATGCAGCGACAGTTGATTTAAGACTCAATGTCCCTATTTGCTTCAAGGCTGAATCTGATACTGCATGGTATGATGGCGAAACCATGATACTGAAAGCCGGTAATATAGCCCCTCAATACGGTTTAGAGTGGGTTGAAGATAATGTATTAGGGCGTGTCGAGCAAATGTTTTCTCCTGAGCAATTCCTAACGCAATTCACACCTTATGTGAAAGATATCTCAGAAGTCTATCAATACCATGACGATAATTGCAGAAGCACAAACACAGGTCGAGAAATTGGCCCGACATTCTTAGTGCGTGGCGTTGCAGAATATGTCGATCACGATGGAACAGAAAACGAATATTCAGACGGTGGATTCAGACACAGTATGGCTATCACTAGCCAATCACTAAAGCGAGAAGACCCCGATGGTAAAATTTGGTGTGATGCTTCTCGTAAGTTAGTCAATCTCGGCGCATTTAATGTAGTCAAGAACGGCGACGTATCTCGCTTTGCTAAAGGCTCACAAATCTTTGTTCTCATGCAATCTCGCAAATATCAGAATAATACCACAGGCGATTTCGACCTTTCTTTCTCCGCTAGAAACGTGTATGCTTCTCCTATGAGGGCTATCGTTGAAGTTAGCGTTCCCGAAGATTCAGGCGACGTAGGTGACTTTTCCGGCTTTAGGAGTGTGGGGGCATGAGCGGGACAGGATTCCTAGATAATTGGACTCCGGTGGATCCTAAGACCGGAGATTCAGAAGGGGGCGCACCTGCGCCTTCTGCACCTCCTAAGCCCTCAGAACCCGCTACAAAGAACGTATGGGGTGAAGCGGTGGATGAAGAAAACGCCAATTGGATAGACGAGCAGCGTAAATTGGATGAGGCCGACCAAAAGAAGGCCGAAGAAAAGAAGGAAATTCCTAAGCAAACAATCCCTGTTCCAAAGAAAGAGGTTAAGTTAGAGAGTCCGGGTAGTAAAGGTTGGAATCCTATTGTTAATGAGATAAAGGCTGCTAGAGCCGGCAAAGGTGCAATCAAGAGTTACGTCTTAATGGGCATTGCAGGGCCGCCTAAGAGCGGTAAAACAGGTATCACATTAGATAGCCTCACGGATGAGGAAATCGCTAATGGTGCTGAGGTATGGCATATTGATTTCGACTTAGGTGGAGAAACAACAAAGGCTGCTCATCATCAAGGCAAAGATAACATCGTGGTTCTAAATCCGTGGGTTCTCAATAGCAACCCTAGCCGTGTGCCTTATGATTTCCCCGCTACTTATCAGAAAACATTGGATTTCCTATTAGCGGCGGTCGATCAAGCAGATGCTCAATTGGTTCATTATGCTGAACATGGAGAAATGCCTAAGCCATATCTCAAGACTATCGTTTTCGATGGCGCAGACCATTGGCTAAACATTTGTGAAACAACAATGAAGGTCGATGATTTGAAGTTAGGGCCGGATGGTATAGCAGTAGCAGGTAAAGACGCTACTACTAAGATTGGGCGATTCAATTGGAACATTAGAAAGAACCGATACAATAGCGCATTGACTGTGCTTCAAGAGTTATGTCGCAGGGGTATTCATTGCTATATCATAACACACATGAAGGCTAGTTATGACGGTCAAGGAAATGAGATTCTAGGTGCAGATAACCCACATTGGGAGAAATCAACCGAAGGATGGCTACAACAGGTCGCATACGTCGAAGTCGATGAAGAACGGGATGATAGGGGCGAATTAACAGGGATAGTCAATTCCTATGCCGTTGTTACTCAAAACCGGACTAGCCTGAAATCATCAGGTAAAGTGCATTTATTCCGACGTGATGAAGACGGCGGAGTATGGCACGGTTGGCCGGGTCTGCGTGATGGTTCGATAGACCATGAAGACAACGTAATGTATGGTGAAGAAAGTAATGAGTGATTTCCTCCGAAATCTATTGGGGGAGATTATGAATGGAGGATTTACTCTTTTTTCTTTGCTTTTTGTTTGCTGAGGATTTAATGAAAATACGGTCTGTGAGGGCTTTTGACGTTCCTAACAAACCGGGTTTGAAATCAACCTATGGTTGGCATCCCGGTATGCCTAAAGATACTATTCTAAGGGTGTCTAAATCGTCTTTAGGCGATCATGGATTTTGCCAACAACAATACTTCATTAAACGAGTATTAGGTGTTAAAGAACCCGAAAATGACGATATGCGACGTGGAACGAATGTGCATGATGCGGTCGAGGAATTCTATCAGGAAATGAATCTCTCGTATGCTTTGTCTATGCGCTCTTATGGTTATGATAAGGTGTTAGAGTATTTTCTTAATCACATACCAAAAGGCCCATCTGAGGAAATGGAATTTGAGTTAGGCGAAGAAGAACATCTCCGCCGTTATCTAACTAAAGAAGCGCAGCGATTTATGACGGCAGAAGACGAGTGTTTTCTCCCCATAGGGAATGAGGTATCATTGAATGCCGTAGTCGAAATAGAGGGCGTTCTAGTGCATCTAACAGGTATTGTCGATAGATTGTTTGCAGATGTTGAAGGTCGCCCTCATGTCCATGAATTGAAAACGGGTGCATGGCTAAAGCCCGATAAGAATGGTAACTTAGTCGAGAAGCCAATAAAGAGGAAATCTATGAGGGAGGAATTAGCATTCTATGTGTATTTGCTAAAACAATGCGACCATGATGTTCTAGGTGGTTTATCTGTTGAGTATTGGGGTTGGGATCATACAGGTGGAGAGGACATATACAGATGCGTTGAGCCTATCAGGGTGGATGAGATATCATCTATGTTCTCCAAATTAAGGGAATTAGTCAGAACGCACAAGAGTTACACAGGAAATCAAATGGGTTCAATGTTTTCTTTGAAGGATGAAGGGGCTACCAAATATATTTGCGAACCGTGGTGTAATGTCAAGGGTTTTTGCCCACGATACTATGAACCATTGAAGCCACCCGAATTAAGGGCGGTGAATGAGTGAGCCATTTATTCTCGGATTATCCTAGAGAAGTGGATATGCGTTTGAGAAAGGTAATACGAAGCATGGATGAATTGCAGCGTTACGTCAAGGCAATGAATGGTAAAGATAACCTAACAACCACGGTTTATGGCTTTCGTGAATTGAAAACGAACAAAACACGATGCGAATATAGCACGGCTATTATCCCTCATTTTGTTATTGATTTGGATAAAGGGCGAGCATACGAAGCACTAGGGCTAGAAGATGATGCCGAAGCCGGTAAAAGATGCACACAGGATACTCGCATATTGGTGTCGCATCTATTAGATAACGACATTAGACACGCCGTTTGGTTTAGCGGCGGTGGATATCATGTATGGGTCATGTTAGATGAGATATACAAATTGCCTCAATCTGATTTGAATGATTTATTATTCTCAGGTCGAGCAATGCTAAACAAATGGATAAAGCAATACGATTTGATTACTGTTGATCCTGTTGTATCCTTTAGACCGGATAGGCATATCAGAATACCAAACACATACAATTTCAAACGCGAGTTATGGAGTATCCCTGTATCATATGAGGACTTATCCGAAGGATGGCGGCATATTACTACAAAAGCGCAGAATCCCTCAACAGGCATGATAGTGAATGGTTCTAAGGGTATTTCAATCGAGATTGTAAAGCGCGACCCCGGTAATCCGTTTAGTGTTGCAAACACCCCTATGACTTTCGACGCAGATGTGGAGATAGCAGCATCCAATGTCAAAGGAATACCTATGCTGCCTTGTCTTGAGGCGGCTGCCTGTGTAAAGGGTAGCAATCCCTCTCATTTACCAAGAGTGTATCTTCTCATGTATTTGCTTGATTTCTTTAGAGGATTCGCTAGACCGGCTACATCAAGCAAAGTAAAGCCGTCTGAAATATTACAGAAAACACATTCCTTTATTGCAGATTTACAATGGTCGGATTATAGCCCTCAAGTTACGAGGGATATGATAATACACGGCATGAATAAACAATACCTTACTCCTTCGTGTCCTAAGTTGTATGGTGCAGGGCTTTGTGTAGGTAAATGTCCTTTTTATGATGGAAAAGGTGGTGCAAATGAGTAAAGACGATGATATTGACGAAATTAGAAGAAAGAAAGCACAGGAATTGCTGAAATCGTTAGATGATATGGGCGATGAAGAAAGAAAAAATGCTATGGAATTTTTACCGTGGGGTTACAGAATTAACAATGTAACCGGATTCATTGAGATACTACAAAATGAAAAGAATGTAGTTGCAATAACATCAGATGTTCAATTTGGAGAAATGATAACTGATTTACTAAATCGAGCGCATTTGTATGGAGAGGCTACGGAGGGATTGACGGATGACTAAGGTTCTATTCATCGATCACAGGGAAAAGTCGGGATTAGAGGACTTAGTGAAATCTTATTGCGAAAAAAATAACTTGTTCTATCAAGTGAGAGAGAATCTAATCACAGATTACGCATTCGGTAGTGTGGGAATAGAGGCAAAATCCATTCAAGATTACATGGGGTCTTTACATTCCGGCCACCTTGAAAGGCAATTGCAAAACATGGATGATAACTACAACACCATGATTCTGTTAGTTTGGGGGACTGTGGATAAGTATGTAGTCGAGGCTAGAAAAGGTGGGAGAAAGATACCCTTTCAGCGAGCATGGTCTTCATTCATAGGTTCTTTAGCACGATTTACCACAGACTACGACATATCTGTGATTACTTTCTCGGATCGATCATCTGCTGCTAGATACATTTGCAAACGATTTCAGAAGCACGGCACTTTAGGCTCATCTTCGACATATCGTTTGATGCGAAAGACGGCATCTGAGGATAAGAGAATCGATACACTACGAGCCGCAGGTTGTAGTGAAGCCATAGCAAAAAGGCTTCTTGAAAGATTTGGTTCTATTGCTGAAATAGCAGGTTTGCCTGAAAATGAATTGCAGACAGTCGAAGGCGTTGGCAAAATCCGAGCGAAGCGACTTTCACTTTGTTTGAATAGTGAAGAAGCCGTTGCAGATGAACGAATGAAAATGACTAGAGCATGAGGAATCATATACTGTATAGGCATACGAGGCTTTCCTAATGAGGTGGTGAAGTGTTAGAAGACATGAGAAGTAATAGCACTACGAGAAAGTGGAATGATTACACGCTCGTTAATGCGCCTTATTCGGGTAGTCAATTTATCCGACAATACATTGAGAGATTTAACACAGTATCTTTCTTCAACGAGTATGCAGGTCTTCTATCCTATTTCTTTGTCTTAGGTCAAGTGTTAGCACCTTATGTCCGTATCCCTATTCATGGAGTGTGGATTGATTGCCGCCTTCATGTATATTGGATCCAAGAGTCGAGAACGGGTAAATCGATTGCGTGGGAATTCACGGCTAAATTACTGAGAGCGTGTGGAATAGAAGTGGAATCATTCAGCGCAGGTTCAGATGCTAGATTGATAGGCACGTTTGATAAGATACCATTACACGATGAAAACGGCAAACCAACAGGTCAATTCGACAATGTGTTAGTTCCGGGTTTGCTGAATGGTTACAAAACACTTCTATTTGATGAAGCATCTATGCTACTGAATGATTCAAAGGCTCACTTCTCCGATAAGATTCTCTATTTGCAACAGGCTATGGCTGCACTAGGCAGCGAAACAAATGTGTTAGTCAAGCACTTAGTATCGGGTTCTGTAAAAACACCCTCCGGTGTATCGTTATGGATGACTACTTTTCCTCCAAAAGACATAATGAGCCATGTCCTTGAGAAAGGGTTTTTCCAACGTGTATTCCTGTATCAAAATTCAGTATCCGTTGAAACACGGCAGACTACTAGCGAACATCGTTTATCCGGTGCTTATGTTCCTGTTCCTGATAAGGTATGGACATACGACACACTATCTAAATTCATTTTAGAAACAAGAGATACAATTAGAGAAAGGTTGCTAACGGCTGCAAATATCACTTTAGAAGACTACGAGGCTTTAGACGCTGATGCGAAAGAGGATTTGGCTATCAAACACGCTTACGATTTGTTTGAAGCAGGGCCGTCATATCACGCTGCTTTGCTAAATGCGACAGATGACTACTACGAGTTAATCAAGGGCATTAATAATGAAAACATTAGAGAAACGGCAATGTCCTTTTTACCGAATGTTGAGAATTACACAATGATATTTGCAAACCTAATTGCTGCTACAATGGGTTCTAAGAAAATCACTAGCGATCATGTGATGATGGCTACTGAGATTATTTACGATAACCTTCACAATCTAACAATTTGGCTAGAAGAAAAAGAGGGGCATAAGGAATCAAAGAAGCGTCAAGGCCAAATTAAAGCATGGCGGGATTCGTATGCTAAGTGTCATCGTATGATACATGAAAGAACGAATAGAGAGGTGGTTCGTCTATCCCAATTAACGGAGGTTTATTCGCAATTACATGGTGTATCTCAAAAGACCGCTAGAAGGAGATTAGATGATTTGATTTCCAATAACATAGTTAAGGTCGTTAAAACAGGCGTTACTGCCTTTGTGTATTTTGAGGTGTGAATATGGAGAAAAGAAAATTGAACAATTGGATGGCTGAAAATAAAGTGCAATCGTTTTCGGTATTTGTATCCGAAGATCCTTCTTTACTGTCTGAGGGATGGAGAAGTATTGAGGAAATGAATTTGGAAATGGTTGTATTCTTTGACGGCATTTCATTCAATGTATTCGTGGATATGGTAAAAGAATACGAAGACAACCTATGGGGTTATGATGTATATTATCAAGGATTAAATTCATTGGAGGCGTGGTTAAATTCCATAGAAGGATACACTTTGGTCGGCTATAATTCAGCAAAGGCATGGGGTGTATTGCTTAAACAAAAGTATCCCGAATTAGACGTGGAACACCACGATTTACTTGAGATTTTTAGCGACGCATCGGCTGAACATTATGGGAATCACGCCCGACGTTATGACCTATCCAACATGGCTAGACATAACAATGTAAATCTCAAGACCATTCTATTAAGCAACCCTGCGATTAAATTGATTGCAGATTGGAGAAAGGGATTATTTCGCAATACCATGAGGAATATTGCAAATCAATCTGTTGTGATCGCAAAGGTCTTCGCAAATATCAATCTCAAAGGAGAGTTGTATTTCCGTGATGAAGCCACCGGAAAAAGAGTATCTGCAAAGTATTCTCAAGATAGAGAACCCGACACGATAGAGGACATTACATTAGAAGAAGAATGAGGACTCCGTATGAGGAAATACACAGATAAGGTCAGTCAGGACTGTCCTTCGTGTTCAAAACGGGTTTTAGCAATACGAATAAACGGCTTTTACGCCGGTTCAAGAGAACGTATTTTTCTTTGGGAATGTCCATTATGCGAAGCGGTTTGGCGTAAGACTCAACCGAAAATCAATAAAACAATTGACTAGGAATTGGTGTCATGGATGTGTTTGCGAGAGCATGGGCCATAGCCAAAGCCGATTCTGAGGAAATGAAAAGAATCACTAGCACACCTTCAACCGGACAGGATGAAGACGCAGCAAAAAGGGCTAAAGAAAGCGAGGCTGCTAAGATTGCTGAGATTCAAGCGAGAAATAGGAAAAACCGAGAAAATCTAAACAAAAGCGACGCTCATATGTATGTTGATGAAGTGCATGATTTAGTCAAAAATCATAATTATCCTGTAATGGATGCAGTAAGAAACGTCGCTCGTCTTTTAGGCGTTGATGGAACAGACTTGATGAGAGCATATACGGAGGCTTACAGATGACCGCATTCGACAAGGCTTGGGGTGTCGTGAAAGAGTTTATTGGGCCGAGAGAAAAAATCGAAGAAGACAAGCGTATGGTTGAGGGCAAAAATGTTCTTTACGGACAACGCAAATGGGATGGCGTAGTCGTTCCTGATATGTTGGGCTACATCGATGAAGAAGGGAATGAAAGAGAGTTTAGTTTTCATCGAAATCCCTCAAGGGATAAATTGTTGGAAATATACCCTGATGCCGACATTAGATACCGACACGATCAAAAATTCCCTTCGGGCGAGAGGCCACCGCCCTACACATGGGGGATGAAAAATGAAATGCCCTATCCCGCATCAGTTAGGGATAGATACCATAAACAAGTAATGCGAGAACATCAAGATAAAATTAGAAGGGAAATGATAGAAGCGAGAGATAGGGCTTTACGAAGGAAGATGGAACAGTTAGGTGATTAAGATGACCGCATTCGACAAGGCTTGGGCTATCGCAAAGAATGAAGTCCCTATTGACGAGTGTAAGGGCTGCGGTTTAGCGCATGGCTCTCCGAATAGCGAATACTGTTCCGAAATTTGCGAAAGGCAAAACAAAGTCGAAAAATCTGAATACAAAGGTGAAAATCAACCAACCAACCCTAGCCTATGGTCGCAAGCCAAATCAAAAGCCCGTTCTAAATTCAAAGTATATCCGTCAGCCTATGCTAACGGTTGGGCTGCTAAGTGGTATAAGTCCAAAGGCGGCGGTTGGAAAAAGAAGGGCAAGGCGGAAAAGAAATGATTAGCGATTTTGAATTCAATCATATTTGGTCGCTAATGAAAGCCAAAGAGGATGCCCCTAATTACAGAAAGGCATCCGGCTCTAAGAATTGCGGCAATTGTAAAGCGTGGGATTCTTCAAAGACAGATGACCCAATGACGGGTTATTGTGAATGGTATGATTTCACCTGCCGAGCAGATCATATTTGTGATGCGTGGGCGGGGGGTAAAAATGATTGAAAACCCGATTGCTGATTTAATTTCTAAGGATTTACGAAGATGGTTCAAGGAGAAGTGGGTTGATGTATCAAGAAAAGACAAAGATGGAAAACATCCACCATGCGGGAGAAGCGACGCTAAAACATCAAGCAAAGGATATCCTAAATGCCGACCTTCAAAGAAAGTAAGTGAGAAGACACCTAAGACTACAAAAAACATGAGTGCAAAGGAAAAGAAAGCGGCAACTAGAAGGAAAAGAAGCAAACCACAAGGAGTAGGGGGCAAACCAACAATGGTAAAATCAGTAATGTGCGATTGTGATACCTGCAACATATTGTCTAAGGCTTTATTGACTAAGGCGAAGAAAAAGGATAAGCCATTTCACGGCTATAATCCAAACAAGCATAGTCGTAAAGGTGGGTTGAATGCTAAAGGCCGTGCTAAATTTAAGCGCGAACAGGGTTCTAATCTAAAGCCTCCTGTGACTGAAAAGCCATCGACACTTAAGCCGGGTTCTAAGAAGGCAAAAAGGCGTAAATCGTTCTGCGCTCGTATGTCCGGTGTTAAAGGGCCAACAAGCAAAGAAGGAAAATTAACGCCGAAGGGTGCAGCGTTGAAAAGGTGGAATTGTTAATGTCTGCATTCGATAAAGCGTGGGCCATCGTCAAGATGCCGAGAACATTAGAAGAAATTACACATTATGAAGCGGGGAGATGCCCTTCTTGTGAAGGCACGGGCCAACAATTAATTACCGTTGGTAGTGGAAATACTGACGACTCGACTTCTTTTGCACACGCTAGAGAATTAGCCGGCAAAGACGTTTCGTATCACACGATGGAATGTGTGTCCTGTGATGGAACGGGTGTGCCTGATGATGAGGTATGGGGTGATGAAGGGGTGATGGAGTTAGAGGACTTCGGTAAATCCGAAGAAAAGGGCAAATTTCGTGGCTATTCTAAGAATACAGTAAGCGGCAGGGCTGAACGTCAAGGCAAAGCCCGTGCATGGAATAAATCGAGAAAGGTCGCTAGAGGCAGAACCCGAAGCATATACAATCGTCAGAAGTCAAGAGGCAATGTTAGGCCGAAGATGCGTAGGCAGTTAGGCGCGGGCGGTAGCCGCAAAGAAACATCAAGATGAGCGATTAAGCGTGTCCGGCATGAACATAGGTAATACGCACATTAGTTGGCGTTCCTGTATATCCTAATGAAGCGGCTACTGTAACGACTTTACCTGATATGGTAAAATCTGAGCCTTGAATCAAAGTAGCAATGAATCTAGGTGTTGAGGTTTTGTATATCACCGCTTCGACTAACTTTGTGCTTGCCTCATCTTGTGAGCCTAAAGGGGCATAAGCCAATGTTACTGTCTTTTCTGAGCCGGTATAGGTGTCTGTAACAATTGAGGTTCTATGAGTTGGTGTAATCTGATATGCGCCACCTGAACCTGCTAAGTCTATTCTTTGGTCTGATTGATAGAATAGATGTGTTTCACCATTGCCGTTAGGGTATGAACCTAAGCCGACAGGATCACGGGCAAAGAGAAAGCCCATGTCTGTGATAGGCGCACTAGCGGTAACTCCTGTAATGAATCCGCTATTTGCAGGGCTAGTTGCCGTGCCGCTTGAATTTTCTAAAGCGGTCAAAGCGTATGGGCCGGGTCTAATGAATACCCGCTTATCATTCATCTTTGCAATAGTAACGCCGCTACTGTATGATAGACGAGCAGATGCTAATACAATGGTTTGTGATGAAAGGTGGGCGGAGGGGGATTGAGCATACACGCCTGTTGCGGTATTTACTTCATCGCCATATACACAAGCGACTTTGCCTGTAACGGTTGGGTCAATATAGACTAACATGACTCTTTCATAGTTAGCACCTGTTAGAGAAGGCAGGGTGTTACTATTGTTAGGGAATTTAGCGTTATTAGCGGTATCTGTGATATCTATGTTGATTGCAGATATACTGTGTAGCAGCCCGTCAAGAAGGACTGTCCCTGCTGCAACAACCACAGTATCTCCGCTAGACACAGATACCGCACAGTTGCCGGTCTGAGTTGTATTGCGGTTAGCATCGTCATACTGATTCAATGAAGCGGCTACTACACCGTTAAGCAAAGCACGTTCATTGAAGTTAGTTAATGTCGGACTAGAAAGAATATCGGCATCTTGTAATCCATCCTCTTGATGTGATCGAGAAGCGGTTTCATGTCCTTGTCCTATTCCCGCCATCATCTAACCTCCATCAATACATCAACCCTAACTTCATTGTATGCAGTTTTGTCTATCGGCATGAATGTCGCACGGTAAGCCGGCGTATCCAATGCAGTATCGCCGTGAAGCACCAATTCTTTGATTGTTTGTGAAGATGTTTGGCTAGTATCGAATATACCCGATACTGATATGGTTCGGTCATCTATCTTCGTTACAGTTGGTGTTATGGTAATCTGTGGAGAACCCGCCCCACCATCCCTGCTCGACGCATCCCCGCCACTAGCACCCAACGTCATACGAGTAACGAGAGTCGAAAGGTGGTCTGCTAAAGCAGATTTAATGGAATCGAGAACCGGCATCAATATTCCTCCCGTTCCGGCCCGCCGAGTTGAGTAGTTAGCCATCCCCTTCTTTGTGGTTCAGGATACTTTGCTTCATGCTCTCGTTGCAATCTTGCTCTCTCTCTTTGATCCTGTGCATATTCGATAATACCTTCCGGCCCTATTCTGTATGTTTGTTCGGGGAATAAGGGAGGCCCACTTACCTGCACCTGCCCCGGACTTCGCGGGAATCTGCTGTCTGCATAACTCGCCTCATCTAATGCGGTTTCTAATATCTCACGGTCTGTAATCCCGGCATCCATTATCGCCCTAACCAAACTTGCTCTTTCTAATTCATTCAACAAATCATCTTTGCCTGATGTGGGTTCTATAAAATGCCCTGATGTAAAATCTCGTTGAGAATCTGTAAAGTCGCCAATTTCGTAATTCATTTTAGGAGGAACGATAATTTTTCCCTCTCTTACATCTTTCTTAAATTTAGCAGCATCCATTAATGCTCTCCATGTTGGTATGTATTCTCCTGAAAATGGATCATATTCAACTGATGACTGAAATTCATCATTGTAAAAATCTTCTTTTGGCCCGCCCATTTCTCGGTAGTTTGACGATTCATAACCCCTCTCCGAATCAATGCCGTATCTATCGCCTGTTCGTGGATTAACCATAGGGTCTTCACTAAATGGTTGGTGATAATCATACCAATGAGGTATTCTTGAACCTCTAAATGCTAAATTAGCATCCAAATCTGTATATGATGGCGGCCTTTCATTCACTTTAGGTATTCTAAAATCAACATCCTTAGCCACATCCCACGCTTTTTGAAAAATCATTACTTCACCCCCATAAATTGACTTTTACTATGGCCTATTGGCTTCGCTCGCACGTTGCTATCATTTGTTCCTATATATCCCAATCCATTTTGATTCTTTCCAATTATGAAGCCACGACCATTGACTTTGCGAATATACACCTTATGCGCCCCTACTATGTTAATGCCTCCGGCTAGAGATACTTCAAACACATCAACCACAGAACCGGCATTATCTTCTAACGGAGATGTATTGCCTATTGCTGATTGTATATCTGATAGAAGACCCTCTATGCCTTTCTCATACTGAGCCAATACAAAATCAGATCGAGCATTTGCATAATCGTGCTTTGCCTCAAAGACGGCATATTCGCCCACTAAGTCGTGCATAGGTAAATTGAGATGCACGATTTCACCGGGCTGAACCATTGTTGATTTCAAAGCATTCTTGATAGTTACAACGGGTGCGCCATTCTCAGCCCTGTGCAACATGGACTTTGCTAATCTCAAAGCCTCATTCTTTGTAGTGAGGCCGGGTATCTCCTTTCTCAATGAATTAACTAATTCTGAATTAGCACCTTTGCCTGAATCTGAACGCATCCTTTCTATATTCTTCAAGACTACAAATACAGACTCATTGTTTGCTATGGTATCTCCAACCACTATGACTTCGTTAGGTGAATCAATCATCTTACTAACTTCAACATCAGTTATTCCATTGCCTAGACTGAGAGTATGTCCTTTGTTTGAGAATAAGTCAGATGAATAAGTCAATGCGCCATTCTTTTCATTAACTAATTGTTTTCCATCAATTTGAGATAAGTTAGATATTATTTCCATTATGTTGAGTCCTTTGGTCTTACGAGATGAATATACGTTGGAATGGTCGCTGATTACTCTAAGCGAAGGATGAGCATTTATTGTAGCCGACACTTCTCTATCTTTACCTAACAAAGACTCAGAAGGTGTGACATTCAATGAGGCTAATTCACCGCCGGCTTCGTTAAGCAATCTCATAGCAGCATCGCTAGTCCTTACACCTACTGAACAGAATTGACCCAAAAGAGCAACGCCCGGCGTTAGCCCAAAGTCGGATAGGCTATCTGCGGTAATATTTCTAAATTGTAATATCGTGGATAAGTCATCAGATTCTATACCCGCTATTCTCAAAGAGAATCCGTTGCTATCTATTAGGTATGGTGCAAAGCGGGTTGTCGAAAGGGCTTGGCCTTCATGCTTCAATGAGGCTATGTGCTTTTGGAACGGCTTAAGTCTAGCAGTAGCCGTTCCATTTTCTATCATCATTGGCCTTTGACTTAGCATAAAGAAATCGCTTGGATCGTATTCTAACAATCCACGATATGATAGTGAAGTCACTACTACCTTACTGTTTGTAGCATCATATCGTTTCCATGTGTCGCTTACTTGTTTTAAGGCCACTAAGCCGTTATCAACAAAGGTTGGGGCTATCAAATGAGGCTGAGTTAGCGGCCTAATATCTGTGAATGCAGTAGGGCTTGTTTCATCGGTATAACGCAGAACATAGCCTGTTAAGTCGCTTTTTCCTGTGCTATTAGCACCGATTGTTAATCTATTTCCGCTTTTTGCGGTGTATGTGATTTTTCCTGAACCAACCAAAAATAGTGTTCCGCTTGAAGGCAATAACGATGCGTCTTCTAATAGAAGATTACTCGACTTATGCGCCTTTACTGAAAACGAAGGATAGAGCCGTGCTATTGTATCGTCTTGTTTTCTGCTGATTTCATCTTCTGTTGTATGCCTAGCAAAGTCGCCGCCTACGCCCGTTCCGTCATTTGCGTATCTTGATTCTGACTGATGGATTAACTCGCCACCACCCGGATGAGTTGTTTGTGAGTATCTAGGTTCTATCTCAGGATTGAATGAATTATCCTTTGTCTTTCTAGCCGCATCTGATTTGAAGAATTGAAGCATAGCAGTTGGTGGAATAAGATGCCATACTGTATCATAATCGTTAGAATCGGGATAATCCATAGTGAATGCGCCATCTGCTGCACTAATGAATTTCAGACTACCTAATGTTCTATCGAGATTCGCTTCAAAAACGCCGTATCGGTTATCTCTAGTCATTACTCTATTTTGGAATCCCGAACTATCGTGTTTGACTCTAGGCCCATGTAGCCATCCGTCTTGTAGGGCTTGAGAAGCAAAACCAAACATCTTCAACGGCCTAACTAATCTAACGAAATAATCCACATTTTGTCTTCGTGGATGAGATATCATACTAGCACCCGATGTTCCATCGACCTCAGTTGAGATTGAACCGTTCTCGCTACGATTGAGATATGTCTTTCTCAAAATGTATGCACCACCCCATGCCGGCATATCTGCTGATCCTCTAACAGACCACGCATCCTTAGCATACTGTTCAGGAGTTATGGATAGGCTTGAACCGCCTTTGGCTGCATTAGTATCGGGACTCCATATAGGCGCAGCATACGGATTAGCGATATTGACCGTAGTGGTTGATGAAGGATTGATTGTCATGCCTTCTTCCTCAAATCTTGAGTTAATCATCCATGAAGGCAGAACAGGGAATTGCTGCCCTATGCCTAAATCTGAATTAAGAGAGTATGCTTTAGTGCCGATAACTGAGTATCTGATATCTTGATTATTTACTCTCATGTTTTCGGTTTCTATTACCAACCCCAATCTAGGCTCGGTTCGTGATTGAACATTCCTATGGTCGGATATTTCCGAAAGAGGGATTGGTGTTAGCGTATCTATATCGGAACTTGTATTTGTCCCAATACCCCATCCGGTTGTAGGATAGTGAATGTTTGCAGTTGAAGAATGGTCTATTGCAGATGCGTTGGTGTGTAGCGCATTTCCTCTCAAATGATGGAATCCACCGCTTATTCCAAAGTTTGTTGAACTGACGGCTGATGGCGAATCTCCTTGAGAATATGTGTTAGAGCCTGTATATTGCACTAAATCAATGAATGGGTCTGCACCCTTGTTTTGCGGTATTCCGGTTAATGGTGCAGAAGCAGCAGCATTTGGATCGAGTATGCTATTCCACATTCCCGAAGGTAATGATGTAGGTTTGACTAACCCTAATGATTGCTCTTTGAGAGTATTACCTATGCCTATTGGTTGTTCGGTGAGGGCGGGGCGTATGTTGCTTCTTCTCACATTACTACTGAATGAAGTAGCCTCAGACGTATGTGCGCTCGATACGAAGCCGATAGGTAATGTTCGCTCAACACCTGAATACGCATTAGGGAATACCCATGATGAACCATAAGTAGTCGCATCGGGTAGCACCTGCATTGAATCATGTATGCCCCCATCAAAGCGACCTTTACCATACACAGGTTGTTGGGCGGTAGTATTCTCAGTTGGATCGCCGGCGAGCATATCTAGCGCATCACTTGATGTTCTAAATCCAAAGGCTCTCACAGGTAATCTGCGACTATTATCGAATGCGACCATACTATCAATAGGTGCATGGTATCTAGTGTAGGCTACTGATGAGTGACTATCATAGGTTATTCCCCCAAAGTCCTTCTCAGGATTAACACCATCGCCTATACCTTCGCCTCTTGAATGCCTAGTTGTTGAATATGCTAAGGGTAGTCGCAATGTTCCTTGACATTCACGGACAGTAGTATGTCCCATGAGAACACTATTCGCAGACTTTAGACCAACGCCTGAACCATGACCCCCTGCATTCAAACCATTGTAGCCATAGTTTTGCAACCATTGTGCAACATAGATTCGCTCAAAGGCATCGGCGTTTGCAGGTGTTCCACTAGACCCGCCGGAGTGGTTTCTCAGTAGCAAACCTCTCGTAGCAGGGTAATTGTAGGCTCTAGGCATCCCCGCCTCTCTATATCTGAACGTCATAAAATGCTCTCTTGAAGTTCCAAATAGAGCCGGATGGCTAAATTCAGCAAGCCATGTGCATAAAAATGCGTCAGGAGTCCCCCCTGCCGAACAGTCACTTGATTTTAACAAACCAAAATCAGCATATGACGACGTTATACCGCCGCCATTTGCGGTCAAAGCGGCCAAATTTGCGTATTCAGGGTCATGGATTAGTAGTGGAGGAACAGTTGCTAATTCAGTAGCAACACGGGGATAAATGATACCTTCTTCAAGACCCGATACGAAATAATCCCCGTCTTCTTCATAGATAATAGGTGCAAACGGCCTACCGCCCGCCATCGTGTAATCCCCAATAATGAAGCCATTTACCATGAATTCGCTACAAGTGGTTGCAGAAGACAACGCCGCACTAAGAGTAAGTTTGGTTGCACCTGCGTTATTGTTTATGTCTGCACTAGGGGCTGCACGTCTAACGATATGCCCTACACCATCGACTGATACTTGCTCTTGACCGGGTGCTATGAGATAATCAACATCCATAGTAGTAGTTTGAGAAGGCAACCGGAATCCCTGTATTTCGGAGTCAGGCAACCCTTCTGATGAGAAAGAACCCGTTGCTCGATATCCCGATTCGTTCTTTACTTCTAGCGTATCTAACTCAAAAACCGTAGTTGAGTTGCTTGCTTTGCCTGAATTGAATCCGAAGTGCTTGTGTTCAGATTCGCCTTCATACA